CTTAGCATTTCTTTAACCTGTAGTATCAAAGGTGTCATTGTACTATAATAACGCCTTGACACGCACTAGAGTTGACAGATCTTATCGGAAATATCGCCGAACGATCCAGCGCAACCAAAAATACTTGAACGTTCTGGGCAGGAAATCGTCGGTCCAGCTGAATGGATCCGGCAGGTCTCGTGGAGTATTGCCGTAGGCTCGATTAATGGTTTCTTTTACTGGCATACCGGTTCCTTTATTGTATATATCTGGCGCTCCGTAGCAGAATCGAACTGCTCTTACCTGCGTGAAAGGCGGGTGTCCTAACCGATAGACGAACGGAGCATCTGGAGCAACGGGCTGGATTTGAACCAGCGGCTTTCAGGATTTGCAGTCCTGCGCATTGGGCCACTCTGCCACCGTTGCATATTACTCATTGTGAAGACCACTGTCACATGTTTAAGAACTTATGGATGGATTGGTTACCATGCGTCAGCCGTTCCCCTGTGGTCGTTAAGCCGTCTCAGCATACGGCGTTCTCTCGTGGAGTAACTCGCACAGGGTGGTTATCTTCCTCAACAGTTAGGATTGCTTAATCTTTCGCACACAATCTTCACAATGAGTAATACTATTATACACTTGTTTCTACTGCTTGTCAAACATGGCTCCGAGCCAGGGAATCGAACCCCGTCCAGCAGGTTTGGAGTCTGCTGTGCTACCGTAACACTTGCCCGGAATACTTGGAGCGGGATATCGGAATCGAACCGATGACGAAAGATTGGAAATCTCTAGTTTTGCCCCTAAACTAATCCCGCTTTATTACATTGAAGGACCGTTGCCGTTCCTAAAACCAATCACACCACCTTCTGCTTCAATCCGTTTAACAACATCCTCAAACAGGATTGGAGCAAAATCGGTCTGCTCAACGCAGACACAGTGGTATCTGACATCAACAACATCAGACCGTCCGCTTGTGGCCAACGGTCGCATTACACGATTGGCGTGGGTATGCCCGTGTATGTTGACACCAAATCTACCCAGGCTTTCGCTGTGGATAGGTATGTGACTTAGGATCATGCCATTCATCACATGGTAGGCACGCAGTTCTCTAAAATACTCGCGATATTCTGCGTCTGGAAAGATGTCATGGTTACCACGAATCAAGACCTTGTCGCCATTTAATCTGGACATGGTTTTCAAGGCCCGACGGTTGATCACAACATCACCCAGGTGATATACCTTGTCGTTGGGTCGCACACGTTCATTCCAGGCCCGGACCATGGCTTCGTCCATTTCTTCTGGATCAGTCCAGGGCCTTAACTTGGTAACACCATCTGCTCGTGTGAAGCGACATACACCCGCATGACCAAAGTGCGTGTCACTGGTTAAAAATACTGCTGGCATAATCGCCTCCTTTTAATCTTCAATTTGATGATACACAGTTTTCAAGTTGCGTACTGCTTCGACCTGTGCTATCATGGCTTCGACCTGTGCCTGTGCTCGTGCATACTTGGCTTCAATCAAGGCCGCCCGCTCTTCGGGTGCTAGTACAAATTTTGTTTCTTTTCTGTTAGTTGTTGGTTTCATTATTTTCTCCTGATACTGCAAAGGTCGACAAGTCGGGCTCTACAGCAGATCGAGATCCGCGTTCCTGACTCCAACGACCAACCGGACAATTGGCATTGTAAAAACGCACCTTGAACGGCATAAAACATCCACACTGTCCGCACATCCGGGTGGCATTGATCCAGTGCTCACACTGTTGGCAAGTGGCATATCGATCTTGTGCCACAGAGGTGGTTGTAAAAACTGTCATTTCTTTTCCTCAATAAAAAACCCCGGAGTTTGAATTCCAGGGCTCTTGAATAATCCAGTTAATTCTCAGCTTATTCAGAACCCTTTCGGCCACACTCCAGCACCCATAGATTGGACAGTCCAATCATTTGGTCTTTTAACAAGGAGCTGTGTAAAGTTGTGTTCTTCATAGTAAGTATTATACACAGATATTTATGACTTGTCAACCGGTTTGGAATTAGATATTTGAGCAGGACTCAAACGAGCCGTGACATCACCCAGGGTAGAAGAAAATTTAGCAGTACGGTCTAGGATACCTAGTAGGTCCTGTTGGGTCTTGGGATCAAACTCTTGTATCTGTTGTAGGCAACGTGTACGGAAAACATTGGCGCGGCACAGATCCAGATTGTGTTGTAATCTAGCGTGATTTTTTTCCAGGAAGTTGCGTATCCAATCGGGCTCCTGAAGTAGATGCAGGTTTAATTTGACCGCATGATAACAACGATCCAAGGGATCGGGTAAATCTTCGTATGAATGATCCACTATGTCATCAAAGGTATCAAATCCCAAGTTTCGCATGCCCGACGCAATGCGCCACCCGCCTACCCAGATAGGAACAGTACCACCGTATATGGCCATGATGGTCTTTTCTGAGATTCTTGTTTCGCGTTCAAAAAACATCACATCGGTTATGAGGCTGATACAGGCAGGTTCAAACACACGAGCACGCAAAAGTCCATTGTAGGTCTGGCTGTTGCGGAATGCGCCATTGCGGATTCCTTGATCCATCATCTGTTCGGGACCAAATCTATAGTCAGTGGTGGTACAAGGTACCTGCCCATGTTTCTGTATGATATGTCGATACAAAGCATTCTGTGTCAGACCCAGCAGATCCTCTGTGACTATTTGAGTGCGTTGCCAAGGCAGACTGTGTGTGTAATCGGTCAGCGCAAAATGGTCGATCAACTGTAGGAGAAATTTCCTGTGCAGTCTGGGCTTGTTGATCATAAAGTTAAATGTGGCAGTCTTGTGGGTCCAGTCAGGCTGTATATGTTCCTGTTCAAACTGATCCACTTGATTGGCAGCATACCAGGGCAGGCACACATGCGGATATTCTGCTAGAACATCGTCATGAGCCAGGCCGCTTATGACCACTAGATGTGCATGTGGATCACACGTGCTGTTGTACAGCAGTTGTTGTACTGGATAACCACGGGCCTGTTCATCATAGTGATGATCCTCTATGAAGATGGTTTCGGCCTGAGTAAGACGTTCGCCTGCGTAGCGATAAGTGGGTCCAAAGATCCTTAGCATGCAGGGCCTGACAAATCTGTAAACAATCCTGACAGTTCCGATCGCTGTGCCATCATCTCAGTACACTGTCGTTGGAATATATTGGATTTGACCAGATCCAAATTGTGTTCAAAACGTTCGCGATTCTGGCTGCAGAATCGTTCCAGACTGGCATGATCCTGTAACAGGGCCAGATTGCGTTCGATGGCGTAGTAAGCACGGTCCCATGGATCTGCCAGAGCTTGATAGGAATGATCTACCACATCATCAAAGGTATCAAATCCTAGATCTCCGAGATAGTCGGCTATGCGCCAGCCACCCATCCAGATGGGAATAGTACCACCCCATAAGGCCATGATGGTCTTTTCGGTAATGATGGTTTCCTGTTCATAAAAGGCCGGTTCGGTTATGATACTGACGCAGGAATTTTCAAATAGTTCGTGTTGCAGAAAACTCTGATAGTTTTGGCTATTGCGTACCTGTCGATATTGTAGACCGCGATCCAGGAGATTTTCTTGCCCCAGTAGGAATTGTCTTGGTTCGATACTGACCGGCTGACGTACCAGCGGCCGATAGCGTGCATCAACAAGGTCAGGATTGATCCAGGCTTTCTTCCAGCACAAGGTATGTGTATAATTGGTTAATTTAAAATGATCAATCAATACCAGTAGAAATTCTCTATGTAGTCTAGGCTTGTTGATCATAAAATTGAAAGTGTAAGGCCGTTGCCCCCAATCAGGGACGATATTCTGTTGTACGAAATCTCTACAGGTCCTGGCCAAGAAAGCCGGTACGAAAATCAAGTCATATCTGGACAAGGGACCTTCGTGTCGCAACACATGATCAAACACCACAGTGTGCTGATATGGACTGTCATCCAACAGTTGTTGTATCGGATAACAACCAAGCTCTTCATTGTAGTGATGATCTTCGATCATGATCAGCTCGGGCCCAGTGACATCACGGGGTTGCTGTAAGAATTCTGAGCCTACAAACCGGATCATATATTTTTTAATTCTTGTACGATATTTTCTAAACGCTGAGGCCAAGCATCGGCCCAGGTGTTCAGTAGATTTCTGTTGTGTTGCGCAGCCTGATCAAAACGTGCAAAATCTGCGCCGGTCCAGGCAGTATTGATCTGTTGCAGTTGATCCAACACAGCCGTTAATCGTTGGCTGTGCATCTGTATATCATCATAGGCAGTGTCCACATACTCGTCCAGCACATCAAATCCATAACCACGCAACAAAGACACAGCACCAGGACTGGTATATACCAACCATGGGCGTGGTAATTGCATCACTCTAAAGATTTTTTCACTCAACACAATGTGATCGTCGGCGGTATAGGTTTCCAACACCAGGCTCACACTTGAATCAATGATGCACTGTTCTAGCGTGCCATGTGCTTCTACCGTGTTGTAAGGTACCTGTGCAACCGCATGCTCTGCACTGTAGCGTGATAGATCCGCAGCCGTGTATTCCTGATCTAGTTCGGCCGCGGTACAGTTGTAGCTGACGAACCCCGAATCTAATAGATTCCTACGTATCAATTCATAATAGACCATGTTGCGATCACCACGTGGACGGTTCATAAAACAGTTGAATCTTTTGACAGGTCTACGATCTACATAGCTGGGTTCAAAACGCCAGATGCTCCAGAACTCTGGAAGAGTAGAAATGATACGTCCGGCCACAGGTTTCATGACATGATTATCGGTAACAATGACCGCAGTGGAATCATACCAAGCGTCGGGATTGGGTAGAAATACACTGTCGACCAATCGATAGTGCAGGCGTCGACCCAGGTGTTCATACACAGTTGCATAACCAAAATTTTCCTGTGTCTGCTTGACCGGCCTAAAACCTTGTGCTGAACTGTGCAATGTAGCCAGCATGGCTTTTTCGCGTGCTTCAGAAATCCAGATGCCGTCGGTGTGCGTTTTTACTTTGGGGGTAGTCATGTGAATAATTACTTATATGTACTGGAACAATCCCAAAATAGAAATAACCTATCCTTCTGATCTGGACCCCATAGCAGATAGTCTGCATTCAGGTCGCCACGCCTTGTTTTATGACCCGGCTGTGCCAGTCAAGAGCATACGCTATGAACAGACCTTGTCAGTGTTGAGCAACTGGGCCAATCGCAACATACAGGATCTGGGTGTGGCCGGGTTCGTAGCCAACCCGCGCAATCATTATGACATAGCGAATCTGGTCAAATTGAATCTTTGGTTGCACGACATACAGGCACAGGGTATAGTGAAACCCATGCTGTTGAGACCCGATCTAGTTCCGGGCCATTATCGGGCCAATACCGGGGAAAGTCGTTGTCGTGTATTGGAACGCATACCCCAAATTGATACAGTGGCAGCATTCGTAACCTGCCGGGCTGATGCAATCCAACAGTATGCGCACTTGGAATCTGTTGCAACATTTGAAAAGTTTGCTGCCCTGTGTGGCGCGGTTCCGGGTCAGCAGTTTATCTTTACCTTGACCGATGCCAGTGCTGACCATGGACTATATTGGTACGAATACAACAGTGATCTTACCCGGTCAGTGACACCCGGGGAATCCTATTGTGTTGATGTATTGCATAGATATCTATTGCAAAATCCTGCCATAAAGTTTTCTCCTGAGTGGTTTGATCTCGAGATCAACTGGAGCAGTTACGAATAAAAGCAGGTTTGTATAATTTGTCGCCAGTCTGACTGTCTATCTCCGGTGGGCACGATCTCAATGCCCATCCAAGGCAGTGCATCATTACAGTGTCCGGTGAAGCCTTTTTTGGCATGTATCTGTGACTCATTCCAGCGTTCAAGAAACATCCGTCGGATCAAGGGTTTACCGCGTCGTAAGTACATGGGCAGATTCAATGCGAATCTAATGACAGGTGTAGCCAAGAATGGACTTCTGGCTTCTATGCCGTGTGAACCACAGATCATGTCGACTCCTCTGGCATCACAACCCACTATCTGATGCCAGTAGTCAGCCAACAATGTGGCAGCTTCTGCATCGCCTGAACAGGTATCCAGACATTGGCGCCATAGTGGAGTGCCTAGACTATAAGGGCTAGCTGATTCTGAACTGACAAAGTCCATGCGATCGTACACAGGGTAACCCCCAAACAGCTCGTCAGCACCAATGCCTGTGAACAGCACCCGTTGTCCACACAAGGCTGCTATGAGCCACTGCCCCACAAAACTGGGACTCTGTATGGGCATGCGTATGCGAGTCTGGCAGGCACCAAAGGCCTGAGCAAAATCCTGTTCGTTTACATCAAAGCGTGCCAAGCGTCGTTGTTCTCCGGCGTTAAGAAAACCTTCCACACGTTCTGCTATAGGATCTTTGCCCTGCATGTTGGTGGTGTATAGATATGCTCCTGGCAAGTGGCTTAGGATTATGGAGCTGTCTAGACCACCCGAATAGGTCAAGCCCGCAGGACAGGCTGGAGTCATTTGCCGCATGACATCGCGCCATATCGAACTAAAATCTTCGTAGGCCTCATCTTCGGTCACATGTTGCGGTTCTTTTACCCATGACCATATGCTGTCAATGATGCCCGATGGGTGTCCATCACGGTACAGCATGCCCGGCACGCACTTGACAATGCCCTGCCAAGGTGTGGTGTCCAGCATGGTCCAGTTGCGGGTCTCATAAGATTGTGCTTGTTTTATCCCGTCAATATAACTTAGGATAGGCGCCACTTCACTGCATACTATCAAAATATTATCATCCTGGTACTGATAGAGAGCACGTTCGCCCTGTGGATCTGACGCATACAGCACAGTTTCACTGTCAGTCCAGGCCCAGGCCCAAGGACCCCACCCGGCCGTAAGACGTCCTAGATCGTTCTCCACACATTCATGTACGAATTCGGTGTCGGTACGGTAGGCACCTAGATCTCTGTAGTTGTAGATTTCACCGTTGTAGGCCAGGAAGTTTCTATGGCTATTGTCGTAGTATTCTCGATCGCCGGTTATATGTAGGACCGTGTGTCCAATAAAGATACCGTTCTCATGTCGATAGCGCATGAAATCGGGTCCGCGACTTTGGATCTGTTTCAAAGCATCAAAGTGCTTTTGTAAAGGAATTTTATCGCGACTGCGAACTAGAAGTATACCGCACATAGAACTGTACTTATTTGTAAGAAAAGGGCCGAAGCCCTTTCTTGGTTGTTTCTGTTACGAGGTATTTCCTACCCTAGACAGCCTAGGCTGCCAATGCGAACTGTTCGTCGTTTGCGTTTACGTTTTTTAGTTTTTGGGACTGCTCTGTCCTGTTGCCTCTTTCGCTATCTCACCATGTCGAAGCCATGTCATCCCCATCATAAAGATATAGTTTACAGTGCAGGCTATGCCCCATACGTACTGCCAGTGCCATGTTTCAAACATACTATACCCTTATGGTGGAGATGCCGGGGATCGAACCCGGGTCCACAGTGCCTTCACTACGAAGGAATTACAACAATCAAATCTATTTATATTGGTGGGCCCACCTGGACTCGAACCAGGGACCAAAGGATTATGAGTCCTCTGCTCTAACCAACTGAGCTATAGGCCCATAAGCTATTATAGCATCATGAACCATAATTGTCAATAAATTTCTTCAGATCACCATACAGATTGGCCATCATGGCTTCTTTGGAGCCAAAAAATACAACTTCTCTTGGATAGTGTTTTACCATTCGGATATAGTAAGGCTGTTGCAATCTACGGTCCATGTCAATGATCAATCTTGAAGTCACGGCCAAGGGATCTACGGTAAATGTGTAGTGTTCCAATTTTAAATACTCAAGGAATACCTTAGCACCTGCGCCGGTAAGTCGCATACCACCACCGGCTCTGATGTTGTGCCACCAGGTGGTATATGCTGTATCAACTGTGATGCCCAGGGCAGGGTCCAGCTGTGCCACCAGGGTCTCGGTCAGCTCACGTTTGTTGCGCATGATCACATATCCATTTACACAGAGTATCGGCTATAATTTTGTGTCCGGCCTGATTTGGTTTGCTTTGATTTGGCCATATGTAGGGATTTTCTCTAATGACCACACCGTTGGCCATTTTTAAATCTATCATGTCGGCCATACTGACTTGTCCGGCTAGATAAAATCTATCTAGATCGATCTCGGACCATAGATCCAGAGTTTGCCAACCAGCCACATAATAGTCTTTGATGCCGTACCGACGACACAAGGCCTGTAGACACACAATGCTGTTGTTTGCACGAAACAGGGCTTGCTCTGGACTATAAAAATATTTCCAATACAGTCGATTGAGTTCTGTAGATAAGGCATTGTCTTGAGGATGACCGAATCCACCACGGATGGTCTGGAACATCCAGTAGTTCTGATTCCAGGTCATGCTACGTTCTATACTGGTTATGCAGAATAAAGCACAGTATTTGGAAAAGTCTACACCGGGATTGGTTTCTAAAAAATTACGCAGGCTCCAGACCATATGGTCAACGCTGGAAGCCGGTTGTGTGTAGCGTTGAAATGTTAATCCTAAAGCATCGGAAATCAATTCACCAAATGTTTTTTCTCCTGGTGCCAGTTCATCACCATGTGGCCAGCTGTCGCCAAACACCACCAAGTGATTCATATCAAGGGTAGATTCGATCGCCCTGCTTGAGTACCACAACAGAGAACTTGTCGGTCTTGAACTGGGTGTTCAGCTTGCGTGCCAGGTTGATGGCATGTCCTGGATTAGAGAACGAAACCTTCTTGTATTTGGGTCCAGGATACTGTACCAAGAGATTGGCTGTCTTGAGATTGATGGGTTTGGCATCATAGAACACCGCCCATACTCCTTCCGATGCCAAGACCTGTTCGGTCTTGTAGTTGCTCTTGTTGGTCAGTTCTACCAGAATGTTAGGTTTTGGTCGGCTCATCATTATACTCCTACATTTATTTATGCCAAAATGTATGCAGTTTTAGAACCGACCCCCATCCATTTTGATGGTGATTACTTCCTGCTGATCTGTAGGAGTTTCCTTGAGACTCTGCAATTCTGCCAGCAATCTGGTGATATCAGCATGTAGATCCTTGGCATCAGTCATGCTCATAACAAAGTCCTTGACTCCTCTGGCTTCTTGCCCACGCAAGCGATCAACGAATCGTTGTATGTGCAGACTCATTGATGATTGGCATGCAGAAATGGTTTCAGTACAGGAGGAGTCCACCCTTCGGGTTTGAGTACCTTGCCAGTGTTGTCTTTGTCTACACGTCCGGTATTGACATTGATCTTGGCCATGTTGGTGCGGATAACTTCTTGCCAGGCACCTTCAGGATCGGCACCAAATGAATAGATGGCACCTATGGTCACTACCAAGATGTCGATCAAAGCGTCAAGATCCGACTCAGGTGTGGTTGAGTCCTTGAGTTCTTGTACTTCTTCGTCGATAAGATTAAGATACAATTGATATTGATCTATATTTTCTTGATCTGTGGTTTGTCCACAGGCTTCCATGAATGTTCGTTGGTCTTGGAATGGATTTGTCATTGCGTAATTTCCTCTTTGGTGTGATATGGGCCGTGATAGGCATAGCGTTGTAAAACGATCAATTTAGGATCCTGCATCACTGCCCAGGAACGTCCTTTCTTGACCTGATACCAGCCGGCGGCAAACCAGCTCTTGCTCTTGCTGGTCTTGGTATAAATTGGCAACTTCATCTTGATATCCCATACAGGATTATAAGCACGTCCCGCAGTGGTATAGCCATGTACCAGTTGGGTACTGGACTTCTTGCGCGGCGCTGTGACAATCATGGGTGGTTCGAAGCGGATGTTGGCACGCTGTTCAACCATCTTGATTGTCTTGAACTGTGCAATCACCTGATTGTTGATCTTGATCTGATAACCACCAGCACAGGCTTCCACGTTGCCGACCTTACGATCGTTTTCCTGTAGGATCCAATACTGTTTGTTGATCACTGGTTTTGCTATTAGGCTCATCGTGCCTCCTTTAGTTTTTCTCTACACGCTGTTTTCATAGCCGGCGTAAAATCTGGACTGATTTCAGCGATACGACAATCGTACATGATTGGTGACTCACTCAGCGTTGCGTTTATACCCCAGATCAAGCCGCCCAAGGATACTGCCAAAAATATCAAGGCAGATATCATGATCATGTGCGTTCTACGATCGTTCATGCTAGTACTCCTTTATAGGTCTCGTTCATCCATCGACCAAATGAATCAGCTGATTCGCTACACTTGTTGAGCTCATACTTGCCACAGAACTGCATGAAGCGCACACCAACTTGACCAATGTCCTTGTGCGAAATCTGTTCACGTATGGCCGCATCTACTACGGCCTTGATGTCATCGGGTTGTGCTGTGAGATCAATCAAGGTCCTGTTGCGTTCATAATCATCCAACACACGATGTTCTACACCGTCAGGATCGGTCCAGCGTTGTAGCATCATGTTGTTCCAGTTGTAGCCCTTGCGGTCCTTGTCTTCGTAGGCTTCCTGTAGGCCCACCTTATTCTTAGTGCCCTTGGTTCGTACGCCCGGATAAGCTGAGAACACATTATCGCTACTATCACCGCGCATGCATTTTTCAAATAGTAGCCATTTAGGATCAGGGATTGTTTTAGGTTCTTTAGTTTTCTTATCAATGACAGGTTTACCTTTAGCATCAAAGATTCCTTCTAAAGTGTGCAATTCATCGGTAATACCGTTGTACTGTGTTACATTGGGAGCAAGCAATTGAACGAAGTCAGTATCGCTTGAAATTACTACATGTTCATCTTGGGGGTGCAGTGCTATCCAGCGAGCTATGATATCGTCGCCTTCTGCGGTCGGACACCGTATCACGCTACAGTTGGTCCTTTCACTCAAGTATTTAGTCAAGTTATCATAGGTTTCCCAGAACATCTTGTCTTCTTCGGCCTGCTCTTCGGTTAAAGCCGCACGAGCCACAGTTCTGTTATTTTTGTAGGGTTTATACATGTCCTTGCGCCAGCTACGCCCTTCTAGGGCAAACATCACATGGTCAGCTTCAAAACGTCTGGCTACCTTGTTGGCACTCATCAGGGTCACATGGAGGGCAAATCCAATTTTCTCCCACGTGTCAGCGGCACGAAAAGCACCGTGTCTAGCACGAAAGAACATATTAGCTGTGTCAATGAGAACATATTTCATACTACAAGTATAGCAGAAATTCTATCAAATGTCAAATGAATTTGTTGTTGATCAAGTAGTTTAGCAGGTAACGAAACCAGGCCGTGTGCCCGTCCTGTCCAAAATGCCAACTTTTTGGTGAAACGGTTTGGATACCTTTGGCCCGTAGGACGGCATCGTAGGTGGCCGTCGGATCATATGGACCAATGTAGTTGTCGCCCCAATCCTTTTTAGATTCTACTGGAATAGTGCTAAAATCGTTGTTGCCATTGAAGAAAACATGTGGAATACCTTGTGTCGCCAACTCCAGATGAAATGCCCAAATTTTATCATGTGCTTCTTTGGTCTTGGCTTCCCAATTGGTACCAATCACAAAGTTTCTATAGCGTTCCTGCGCTTCGGGCGGAATATCGTCTATGCCACTAGATCCTACTTGATAGTACGTGTCCCCATACAACCATTCTTCACGTTCCCAAGTTGACCATTGGATCACTACCAATTTGTCTTCTACACTGTTTTTTCTTTCGTCTAACCAGGCTCTAGTGGTGCGTAGGATTCTGGTGTTTGAGCTGGCGCTTTCAGCTTCCAAGTGCAGGCTAGCTTTGAATGCACGAGCCAGCTGTGTGGCCCAGGCCACTGCTTGATTATCTGGATGTGGCCTACGTCCTAGATAAAAATAGGCGCCGTCGTCCATGGCGAATGCATGATTGTTTACTGCTTCGGCTGCAGCAGCATGACTGTCACCGTTGACATAAAGTATCATGATTTTTTCTTTAGCTGTTTGACTGTTTCAGCCTGTGCCACACGACTACGCAGGCCTGAGCTACTGAATGAATGATCGCGTCTATTAAAGATGCATTCGACATCACGTATATCACATTCGCGTTTGCCAGTAAAGTCCTTGTCAGCGTACTCTACACCCAGGACACGCACATCCAGAGGCAAGATCAACAACAAGTCCACCAGATCCTGTTCGGTTTGATAGACAACAACTTCGTCCACATAACGACAGGCCGCCAGTTGTATCTGACGTTCCACTATACTTTGTATGGGTTTATTTTTGGTGCCAGGGCGATCAATGGTAGGATCAGTTTGCAGGCCGGCTATCAAGTAGTCACAATGGTTTTTGGCTTCTGCCAACATGGCAATATGCCCTGCGTGCAACATGTCAAAGGTACTGAAGGTAATGCCAATGCGTTTACCTTCGTCCTTGAGCTTGCGAACATGATTAAAAATCATGATACTTCACTCAATCCGTCACCAAGATTACGGCTTTTGATAACTCGGTCGCGTTCAGGATTCATGGCTTCATACTGCTCATAGGTTTCCAAGACCACGTTACGACATACCGCAGTAAACCAACGATCCACAATGTCAGCGTCAGTGTCATTCTTGTCCATCATGTAACCATGTCGTACCAGATCTGCTATGAATTTTTCGTTCCAGTCCAGTTCAAAGGCACCGTTGCTGATGTCAGCCGGATCAACATCCATGCTGATGATGTTGATGTAAGGTTCGCCTCGTTCGTTTGCCAATTCCTTGGCAGTTTTAACCGGCACTTTTTTTTCTTTGGGCTTGACGGCCTCTACCGGTTTTTTCTTTTTGAATCTATCTAGTAGGCCCATTATCTTGTATCTCCATAGTGTATTACTGTCAAGTCTGGTGTGGACTTGTTGAACTGTCTCCAGGGATCAACAACAACAGATCCTGCAAGGAATTCAAAGTAGTTAGTTTCTGTCTGTGTCTGCCCTGTATATCCGTAGGTCACATGTTTATTATGGGCCAACAGGATCACCGCAGGTTTGTTCCAGTCAACAGATACATCGGTAGTATCATCGGCCAACGGATCCACATAGTTGATGCGGTGTCCCGCCTGCTGTACATAGTGTCCCACCAGAGTCGAATAGGATCCAATACAGTAAGGCACATCGGGCTTGTAGGCCTTGCCATGTATCACTATAGGTAGATTGTACTTTTGTGCCTGTATGACTAGAAAGTCGGCCAGATTTTTGGCCTGACGTTCGCGGGCCAACATGATGGTATCAAACAGATCGTACCCTACTTCGTATTCTTCGGCCAACCAACGCAAGGCAATGTTATCTCTAGGGTGGCAAGCACCGGCATCGCCCATGCCGGCTGTCATGTACTTAGGTCCCATGATACGCATGGTGCTTTGTGCCAAGGCATCGGTAACCACGTCCACATTGATATGTCCAATCTTCATGGCAAAATCCTGTATCATGTTGGCCAGACCGATCTTGGCACTGATGAAGGTGTTGTAAAAGATTTTTATGGCTTCGCATTCGTCCCAGGTACCAATTTCTATGCGTGGATCATTCTGCATGAGCGGACGATAAACTTCGACCAGTTCGAGAGCTATTCCAGTCCAACTACCATCTTCTGTGCCGATCATGATCATTTCAGGATTAACCATATCCCACTTGACCGAACCCATGGCAATCAGGTAAGGATTGTAAAGGAATTCGTGTCGAGCCTCGAGAGCCGGTACAAAATAACGGCGTGTGGTTCCAGGCAACACAGTTGAGATCAACACAACTTTCTTAGGCGCTGTGGCATGACGATTGATCTGCTCGATAGCATCCATGACAGCATCGCGTCCGAAGTCTCGAGGAGGCATATGACTACTGGGAACTGATCCATCATATCCTTCAGCATGAGGAGTTGGCACAGCAATAAAGATCCAATCACTCTGTTGTACTACCTCATCGATATCACAAACACGCACTGACTCGCTGACTCGCGGTTCAAGGTCGTAACCACGTACAGTATAGTGTTCGGCCATGACCTCAGCACAATCAAGTCCTAATTTGCCCAGACCAATAAATCCTACGTTCATTCAATTTCCTTTAGCACATCAAATTCATCACCGTACTGCCAAAATCCGCCGCCCGGACTTGAGACAAACTTACGATAAACATATTCTCTACAATACCACCGACCGTTTATTCTACGTGGAAATATAGTCCAATGCCGTTCCCAATCACCTTTGAGTCGAGGTATCAGTCCAGGAATCGGTGTCATTTAC